ATGAGCAGAAAAACCCAACGTTACTCTAAAGAGTTCAAAGCCGAAGCTGTCAGAACGGTTCTTGAAAATCAACTTTCGATCAGTGAAGGCGCTTCCCGATTATCCCTTCCTGAAGGCACTTTAGGACAATGGGTTACCGCCGCCAGAAAAGGGCTCGGTACTCCTGGTTCCCGCACGGTGGCTGAACTGGAATCTGAAATTCTGCAACTGCGTAAGGCGTTAAATGAAGCTCGCCTTGAGCGAGATATATTAAAAAAAGCAACAGCGTATTTTGCACAGGAGTCGCTGAAAAATACGCGTTAATCGAACAATGGCGACAACAATTTCCCATTGAAGCGATGTGTCAGGTATTTGGTGTATCCAGGAGCGGTTATTACAACTGGGTACAGCATGAACCCTCAGACAGAAAACAAAGTGATGAGCGGCTAAAACTGGAGATTAAGGTGGCACATATCCGCACTCGCGAAACATATGGAACCCGGCGGCTCCAGACGGAGCTGGCAGAGAATGGCATCATCGTTGGTCGTGACCGACTGGCACGTCTTCGTAAGGAGCTGAGGCTACGCTGTAAGCAGAAACGCAAGTTCAGAGCGACTACGAACCCGAACCACAATCTGCCAGTTGCGCCAAATCTGCTGAACCAGACGTTCGCTCCTACAGCACCAAATCAGGTCTGGGTGGCGGACCTGACGTATGTTGCCACACAGGAGGGATGGTTGTACCTCGCTGGCATCAAAGATGTTTATACGTGCGAAATTGTCGGCTACGCCATGGGAGAGCGCATGACAAAAGAGCTGACAGGTAAAGCCCTGTTTATGGCGCTCAGGAGCCAGCGCCCACCTGCCGGGCTAATCCACCACTCTGATCGAGGTTCACAGTACTGCGCATACGATTACCGGGTCATACAGGAGCAGTTTGGTCTGAAAACATCAATGTCGCGTAAAGGTAACTGTTACGACAACGCTCCGATGGAAAGCTTCTGGGGAACGCTGAAAAATGAGAGCCTGAGCCACTATCGTTTTAATAACCGGGATGAAGCCATCTCAGTAATACGGGAATACATTGAGATTTTCTACAATCGTCAGCGTCGTCACTCTCGTCTGGGGAATATCTCCCCGGCAGCCTTCAGGGAAAAATATCATCAGATGGCTGCTTAAAAAAAGAACAAATGGTAGTGTCCGCTATTGCCAGTACACCTCAAGCTGTTGGCTGGAACTGGAATAGCGGTGTTTATGATGCAAATATCAGCGGTGCATCAACATTAATCCTCCACTTCAATAAGAATACGGGGAGCTGCCCTGCTGTACAGTTCCGTGTGAATTATAAGAACGGCGGTATTTTTTATCGTTCAGCGCGTGATGGTTATGGATTTGAGGCTGGCTGGTCAGAGTTTTACACCACAACACGCAAGCCATCAGCGAGAGATGTTGGCGCATATACGCAGGCAGAATGTAACTCAAGGTTTATTACAGGTATTCGCCTTGGTGGTCTGTCATCTGTTCGGACATGGAATGGTCCCGGCTGGTCTGACAGGTCAGGTTATGTTGTTACCGGTTCCGTTAACTCAAACAGAGATGAACTAATTGATACAACTCAGGCAAGGCCAATTCAGTATTGCATTAATGGGACGTGGTATAACGCGGGGAGTATTTAACGATGATGCACTTAAAAAACATTTCTGCTGGTAATCCTGAAACAAAAGAGCAATACCAGCTAACGAAACAATTTAACATCAAATGGCTTTATACAGAGGATGGGAAAAACTGGTATGAGGAACAAAAGAACTTTCAGCCTGATACGTTGAAAATGGTCTATGACCACAACGGCGTTATTATTTGTATTGAAAAGGATGTTTCAGCAATTAATCCGGAAGGCGCAAGCGTCGTTGAGGTTCCTGATATTACAGCAAATCGCCGGGCTGATATTTCAGGTAAATGGATGTTCAAAGATGGCATAGTGATAAAGCGAACTTATACCGGGGAAGAGCAGAGGCAACAAGTGGAAAATGAAAAGCAAAGCCTGTTGCAACTTGTCAGGGATAAAACCCAGCTATGGGACTCACAGCTACGACTGGGCATCATTTCCGCCGGGAATAAGCAGAAATTAACCGAGTGGATGCTCTACGCGCAGAAGGTCGAATCCACAGACACCTCCAGTCTGCCAGTAACGTTTCCCGAACAACCAGAATGAGAGAAGGCCCGCTATCGGGCCTTAATTTTTACTCTGGTTTTTGTGGCCATTCTGGCTTTGCCGTATCCACACGGCTGACCAGAACACTGTAGCGTTCCCATGACTCCAGTCGTGCGCATTCCTCATCTGTTGCCATATTCAGCCTGACAGAGCGCTCCAGCGGCTGGATGACTGATTCAGCTTCGGAAAGCAATGCGGCTTTTTGTGATTCGGCCTGTTGCTGCTGTTCGTCTGCCGTATAAATCCGCTTAACCACAGCTCCGTCCTTAAACATCCACTTCCCGGAATCATCGGCACGACGATTTGCTGTTATATCGGGGACCTCAACGACGCTAAAGCCTTCAGGATTAAGCGTGGAGGCATCTTTAGTGATGGCGACAATAATATTATTTTCATCGTAAACAATCTTTATTGTATCTGGCTGAAAGTTCTTCACTTCCCCATACCAGTTTTTTCCGTCTTCTGTCCACAACCAGATTACGTCAAAATTCTTTGTTAATTCGTACTGTTCCAGTGTTTTAGCGTTACCCGCTTTAATGTTCTTTAAGTGCATCATATTAAACGCTCGCTACATTATACCAAGTGCCATTTATATACTTTTGAATCGGTCTGTAATAAACACCCGCAATATTATCGGCAGAGTTGAACCTGTATCCTGAACATTAATACCAGACAATACATGACCTGAAGGGCACTGAAAATTCCATGTTTGCCAGTTGTTCACTCCATAATATTGCTGTGAACCAAGTCGAACATCTTTCACATATCTGGAATCAAAATTGCCATAGTTGCCGGGAATAGGTAATGACTCCAACTTACTGATAGTGTTTTATGTTCAGATAATGCCCGATGACCTTGTCATGCAGCTCCACCGATTTTGAGAACGACAGTGACTTCCGTCCCAGCCTTGCCAGATGTTGTCTCAGATTCAGATTATGTCGCTCAATGCGCTGAGTGTAACGCTTGCTGATAACGTGCAGCTTTCCCTTCAGGCGTGATTCATACAGCGGCCAGCCATCCGTCATCCATACCACGACCTCAAAGGCCGACAGCAGGCTCAGAAGACGCTCCAGTGTGGCCAGAGTGCGTTCACCGAAGACGTGCGCCACAACCGTCCTCCGTATCCTGTCATACGCGTAAAACAGCCAGCGCTGACGTGATTTAGCACCGACGTAGCCCCAATGTTCGTCCATTTCAGCGCAGACAATCACATCACTGCCCGGTTGTATGCGCGAGGTTACCGACTGCGGCCTGAGTTTTTTAAGTGACGTAAAACCGTGTTGAGGCCAACGCCCATAATGCGTGCACTGGCGCGACATCCGACGCCATTCATGGCCATATCAATGATTTTCTGGTGCGTACCGGGCTGAGAGGCGGTGTAAGTGAACTGTAGTTGCCATGTTTTACGGCAATGAGAGCAGAGATAGCGCTGATGTCCGGCAGTGCTTTTGCCGTTACGCACCACGCCTTCAGTAGCTGAGCAGGAAGGACATCTGATGGAAATGGAAGCCACGCAAGCACCTTAAAATCACCATCATACACTAAATCAGTAAGTTGGCAGCATTACCCGGGAATAACTTGCGAACCGCAAAGCCAGTTCCCGTTATTATCCATGTACGCCTGACCATCGGTGCCATTGGCTGTCCTTGAGTTATTAATCATGTAGATGCCAAATTGCCTATTCCCCAGCCCACCAATTACGAATTTACGGTCGGTATGGTCCTGGCGAAGCAATGCCTGCGCACCATCGTTGGATACCGCATTACGGCCCATAATAACGTTCTGGTCACGCATATGAATCCACATGCCTGTACTGCTGTTAATTAAAAAACGGTTTGTAAATATATCTCCTGTAACAACCAGACCATGCCCCATGCTTATCCGGCCAGTTCTGAGATTAAGCGTAAAGGGGCGTAGTGGCCCTATATTACCATTTTCCCCTTCATTCTCTCGTGTAGGGATGATATGCAGGCATTCTTCAGAACGACGAAAAATGGCACCAAAAGATGAATTAAATATTCTCAGTGCATTGACCGTCGATATTTTTACTTCACTGCTGAAAAGGGCTTTAACAAGAACATACAGAGCATCCCATTTAAGATTCATCAGGTCTTTAACCCGGCCGCCAGTGAGGTGGTGTCTCCATTTGAAATACTCATTGCCGTTGTCGCCTGTTTCAAACCACATGTATGAATCAGTATCGCTGTCGGCATCATTTTTAAATCCAATCTTTGCCCAGTCAGTATTCCGAATCCAGGCAAGGATTGAGTCGTTTTCAAAAGTAAGTCCACCGGACAACGTATCGCCATTTTTTTGCACGGCGTTACCAGCCTTGTTTACCGTTTCCTGTAAACCGAGGGGCCGTTTCTGGCCTGCATGGCATGATTTCCGCTTTTAAACGGGGAATTCAGCGTGCTGATTGGCTATGTAAGGGTATCAACAAATGACCAGAATACAGACCTGCAACGAAACGCTCTTGTTTGTGCAGGATGTGAATAAATATTTGAAGATAAATTAAGCGGAACAAGGACAGACCGACCGGGATTAAAACGTGCTTTAAAGCGCCTTCAAAAAGGAACGCATATAGAAAACGACGATCGAATCAATTAAATCGATCTGTATTACCGATCGATTATGTCCCGATAACCACACCCGACTGATGAGATTTTTTAAGATAACGGCGAATTGATGCAAGGAGGTGAAATGAAATCAATTCGCTGTAAGAACTGCAACAAACTGTTATTTAAAGCGGATTCCTTTGATCACATTGAAATCAGGTGTCCGCGTTGCAAACGTCACATCATAATGCTGAATGCCTGCGAGCATCCCACGGAGAAACATTGTGGGAAAAGAGAAGAAATCACGCATTCTGACGAAACCGTGCGTTATTGAGTATGAAGGCCAGATTGTTGGCTATGGTTCAAAGGAGCTGCGCGTTGAAACCATATCCTGCTGGCTGGCCCGCACAATCATTCAGACAAAGCACTATTCCCGCCGTTTTGTGAATAACTCTTACCTTCACCTGGGAGTATTCAGCGGGCGTGATCTGGTTGGCGTTCTCCAGTGGGGATATGCCCTTAACCCCAACTCAGGTCGTCGTGTCGTGCTTGAAACGGATAACCGGGGCTATATGGAGTTGAATCGCATGTGGCTACACGACGACATGCCCCGCAACTCTGAATCACGGGCCATCAGCTACGCGCTGAAAGTTATCAGATTACTGTATCCGTCAGTGGAGTGGGTTCAGTCCTTTGCTGACGAACGCTGCGGACTCGCAGGCGTTGTGTATCAGGCGTCGAATTTTGATTTTATTGGCAGCCATGAAAGCACGTTCTACGAGCTGGATGGTGAGTGGTATCACGAGATAACGATGAACGCGATTAAGCGCGGAGGGCAACGAGGCGAGTATTTGCGAGCTAATAAGGAGCGTGCCGTGGTGCACAAATTTAATCAGTATCGCTACATCAGATTCCTGAACAAGCGAGCAAGGAAGCGGCTAAATACCAAACTATTCAAGGTTCAGCCATACCCTAAGTGATCCCCATGTAATGAATAAAAAGCGGTAATTAATACTGCTGTTTCATTTGAAGCGCGAAAGCTAAAGTTTTCGCATTTATCGTGAAACGCTTTCGCGTTTTTCGTGCGCCGCTTCACCCAGCCGTTCATAGGCAATTGGCTTAATGAGATAATCAAATACACCACAACGTACGGCTTCAGACACCGTTTCCATATCACTGGCTGCAGTGGTAAACACCACGTCGCCGGGATAATGCGCCTGCACCAGTTCATGCAGTAAATTAATCCCTCTACCGTCAGGAAGATAGTTATCGAGCAAGATTAGCCCCGGCTTAAAACGCTCGATCATCATTCGGGCCTGCGCCAGGTTTCCCGCCAGTAATATCTGACTGAATCCGGGAATGTGACGAATATATTCCGCATGCATCTCTGCCAGCGGCGTTTCGTCCTCAACGATCAATAGGGTTAATGGAGCTGTCATTAGGTTTCACTTTCGGAATATAGATTGAAAATAAGGTACCGCAGGGATCATTATCTTCGAGAGTGATAACACCACCGCAGCGCGTTACGTAGCTGGCAATCAAGTACAACCCAATGCCATGTTCACCGGGCTCGTCAGCACGCGTACTGACCCCTGCTCAAATATTTTGTCTCGTAGAGACTCTGGAACGCCGCAGCCCTGATCGGCGACTTCAATCACCACATCATCGCCTTCATCGCTGAGGAATAATTCAACGCTCTTGTTTCCTTCATCGCTACGCAGGCTGGCTTCGAAGGCGTTATCAAGTAAATTGCCAACAATGGCGGCAAACTCGGTGCTATCCAGTCCTGGCGGCAGTTGCGAAAGCTGGCTACCGGGGACGATGATCATTTTTAGCCCCAGTTCGCGGGCGCGCTGCACTTTACCAAAAAGCAGCCCCGCCACCTGGCGATCGGCAAACGCCTCGCGCAGGCTGTCAATAAGCTGTTGCTGGGCCTGAGACTCCCCCTGCACCATCGCCAGCACGCGATCATACTCTTTCATCTGCAACAGACCATTGAGAGTCGACATCCAATTGAGATGCTCGTGTCGCAATGTACGAAGGCTCTCAACGTATTGTTTTATTTGCGTCAGTTGCGCATTGAGGGTGGAAATTTCGTCTTTACTGCGAAAGCTGATAATGGCTCCCAGCAAATCATCACCTGAACGAATAGCTTCCCGATTGGCAATAACGCTCAGACCGTTAAAGTTAGCCACCACATCCTGACGTTTTTCATCAATCTGTTCGGTAAAGAAATCGGCAGACCTGACCACTTCAGCAATGGGTTTACCCAACCATTGCCGTCCAGGGGAACTCAGCCCCAGCATCTTTCTTGCGTTACGATTGATGGCGGTAATGTAACCGTGCGGATCCACCGCAATCAGCCCTTCATAAACCGAACTAAACAGCGCCTCTTGCTGACGGACCACCCGTGCGATTTGCTTTGGCTCCATGCCCATCATCTGCCGACGGATATGCGCGGCCAGGAACCACGACAGCAACATCAGAATCCCTAACAGCACGACAAACACACCTGCCATCGGTAATAAAAACTCAGCCCGCCAGCTATCGATTTTACTCACCAGGTAGCCAATCGACACCACGCCGATGACTTTTCCATCGTCATCAAAGATTGGCGTTTTGGCGCGCATCGCCATACCCATTGACCCTTTCCCGGTAATGAAGTAGCTCTCCCCTTTCTCCAGCGCGCCCTGTTTGGTGAACTGCATAGGATAACCAATTTTCTCCGGATTAGGATGGTAAAGGCGGATCGAGTGCCGGTCGCCAATCACCACATAATCAAAATCGGTATCTCTTTGTAATTTGTTAGCGATGGTCGCCAGCCGTTTGTAGTCACGCGTTTTCACCGCAGAGATGACACTGTCATTGGAGGCAATAATTTTCGCCTGATTCATTGCCATGTCGCGTACATGAAGCGTTAAATAGTCCTCAAAACTGGCCGTAAAATATTGCGCCAGGGCTGCAATGACAAATATTGAGAACACCAGAATCAGCAAAAAGATACGCAGCGGAAATGTCAGTCTTTGGAAAAATGCAAACTGTTTATTCTCGTTAAGCTGCAACAT